GGGGCGTAGATGCGAGGCCAGACCCGGCGGCAGAACTTCATCGACGAGACGTCCGGCGGCTGGCGGGTGTTGAAGGGAATACCGAGGCCTTCCTTCTCGAGCACCGCTTCAAAGGCCACCCCAGCCACGCCGTCGTTCTTCTCTTCCACCAGCAGGGTCTGATCCGACTTCATTGACAGAAGCTCGCGTGCGGCCGCAGCAGCGACCACCTGCCCGCCGGACCAAGCAATATCGTCTCCGGTCCAGGTGCCGACAGCGGTGTCCCAAGTATCGGCCACGGCACCAGTCCCTACGATCGGAGGAATCCCCATAGCAATGGCGCTGTAAATCCCCAGTTCCCTCATCGTAATCGCATTCGTCTCGGTGTTCCAGACGAGCGCCTGATCCACCATCCCGGCGGCCATGCCTGCGCTCGCAAAACAGAGCCAGACCTCTTTCTGCCTTGGGACGTTGACAGAGAAGGTGTTAGGGAAGTTGCCGTTGAAAACGTCCCCAATTATTTTTTTATTAAACCGCCCAAGAATACTCGTAAGCTGGTTCCCATCGAACACCGCCCAGTCATCGCCCGTAAAGACGAGGTGCCGGCCGGGCTGGTACTCCACCGCGCAGTTCTTCAACGGCAGCCCAGCCTGCGCCGACACAAGGTCAAAGCGCATAATCAGCCCGCCGCCGACGTAGGTCATCTTCCAGATCGAGTCCTCCTTGTAGACGATGTTCGTCTGCCCCAAGGTGACCATATCCACCACTGCCCCTGGCGTCTCCGCGATCGGGTACTCGCCAGCATCCTTGGTCGGGTCCGTCTCGTCCCAGCTCGTCGGCATGAAACCCGGCTCAGCCACGTGGGACCACTTGACGAGGTTGGAATAGGGAGTGCCGCTTTTTGTCACATTGCCGGCCACCAGATAGTTCTTATACGGCCGCAGGACAGCCGCGCTGACCCCCGCCTGCCAGCCAGACAGCGGGACCAGTTTGCTGGTCTTATCCAGATCCCAGTACTGCGGATCATCGAAGCCGTTGTAGATTACCGCCTTCCCGTTGAATAAGCCGCCGGTCCAGCGCTGCTCGGTCAGCCCACCGTAGTCGACGTCCACCCCCAGGGTCTGCCGCGTGATATTGTGGTAGGTATCTTCCTCCACCGCGTAGACCTTTTCATCCCCCGCGAGAAGCATCCCCGGTGCGCCGGTCGTCCCGAAATAGGGGAACATCGCATAGGCCTTGATCGGCGACCCAGCCGTAATCGCCGCACCCCCAAGGACCTTCCGCATCCCCGGCAGACCCGCGTGCATATTCTTCGCTTTGGTCCATGCGTTGAGGGGAATCTCCGCCGAGGGGTATCCAGTCGAAACCCCTTGCGCACCCAGATCACCGATCGAGACAATAGGCATTACACCCTCCGTTCAAAGTGAGGACCGTCCTTGAAGCTGGTCCAGTTGCCGCCCCAGTTGTTCAAGGGGTTCAGGGATTCCCAAAAGGCCCCCATCTCAACCGGGTAGCAGATCTGCCCGTCCTTGAAGAAGTGAAGGTCCGCCGCGCATTTTTTCAGGTGCCGACTGTCCATCGTCTTGCTGCGCCCGGTCTTGAAGTAGATCTCCTGCATCGCCAGCGGGCGCTCCACTTCCCCCATGCGGACCTCGTAGCCTTGGTCAAAGGCGTACATCAGTAACATGCACAGGTCACGGGTGAACATCTGCTGATGTTGGCCGAGAGTCATTTGCCGCGCTCCTTCATGTCAACCACTTTCTCGACCGTGCGGCCAGCGAAGTATGCCCCCATGACCAACATGAGCATCTGGGCCAACAACTCGACGTAAGCTGTGTTCACGTAGAAGTCGAAGCCCGACAGGAAGGCGAAGAAGAAATAGACCGACAGGAGGATCAGCAGCACCATCGGCCGGATGTTCTTGCTGAGCCAGCTGTCCGAAAGCATATCCGCCTGCCACCGGGCGGTGATCGCCTCGTTCGTGACCTTGAGTTCTTCAAAGGCCCACTTGCGCAGCGACTCCTCGTTGTCGAACTCCAGTTGCTTGAACTTCAGTGCCTCCTCGTCCGTCATGTCAGGCTTGAGCTTCACGCCCAGCTTTTCCTCGACAAAAGCCTGGCCTTTCTTCGCCACTGCATCGTACAGAAGATTGAGGCCCTTCGAGGCCAGTGCCGCAAGAATCGGTGCCATTATCTTTTCCTTTCCCGTTCGATTCGATCAAATTCCCTGCGAAAATCCTTCTCCAGCTCCACGTGCGCCTGTAACAGTTTCTCAATCGCCGTGCCTTGGCGGTACAGGATCTGCTGCATATCCTTCAGATCCCCTTTGTCCTGCGAGTAGATATACAGCAGAGTCATCAGCAGGAAACCACCGATCGCGCTGGAACCGATGAGAGCATAGTACATCTTTTTGATCGGGCGCAAGTCCTCTTCAATTCGATCCATGCGGGTTTCTCCTTCCTTCAGACGATCCTCCTCTCGAGCCATATGATTCTTGAGCTCAAGCCAGAACTCCGGGTCGTCCCTCATCGTGGGCCAGTGCCGGCGCCGCTCTTCGGGGTAGTCGTGCTGCAGGTGAATGTCGGTCACAGTAAACCCTTAATACGGATGATAACTTGCTATACGCCCAGCTAAGGAGGCACTAATAAGCCCCGCAGCTGTCCCCGTATGCCCGTTAACAGTATTTGTAAATTGCGTAGCTCCCGGTAATGCCTGGAATAACTGCACACTGAAAGTAACAGTACAGTCACCCTGAAACCCCGGAGATAATTCAGGAAAAAGCTTCCCGTACAAAATTGTCTGCGGGGTAAATAAGGTGGTACCAGCAGAACTAAGTGTACGGGGGTTAATATAGGGTGGTGGCCATCCAGAGGTTGCTATCGACGTCAAGGGAATTAAGGCAATAGCCCCTGCTCGTGCCGGGCAATTCAATGTAAGGTTTGCGGTAGAAGCGAGATCCGTAACCAAAGGAGACTGTGCCCCAAATAAAGTAGGCTTACACTCAGCCCGGTATATTTGATGAGAGTAAATTCGACCGACTGCACCTGTGATCGTAAAAGTTCCGGGCTGTCCGACCCATAAGCTTGACTTGAGGCTATGGGTAATAGATACAGAACGCCCAGATTGAGTAACAACCCCGGTACTAGCCCCCTCAGCCTCGGCGTCAGCTACAAAACCCCCCGGACCACTGATAGTAGGGCGTACCCCATCATAATGGACAAAGACAAGCACAGCACGATCGCCCCCTGGATTATCGACAAAATAGGTGTAGTCAATACTCCCGGATAGCAAAGTAACAGAGGCCACTGACTCCCAAGAAGCAAAAGGGGGTATCTGTGTGGGCATATGATGCCCACCTCCGGATAACTGTGTCACATTAAGCATCATTCAGCCCATTAGTTGAGTAGAACACCTCAACCCCCAGCAGATCTGCTAGAGCCGCATCCATCGTGTCAGCTCCCGCCGCCGCATCCCGGTAGACCTCAAGGATCATCGTACAGCCTTTGGTGGCCGTACCCGCAGGGGTAAAAGCAATCTCCGCTGTGTCCTTAGTCAAGTTCGCCGTCGGATAAGCCGTCGTCACAGTGGCTCCTGTCGGGAAGGTATTCGTCTGGGCATCCCCGGTGTTGAAGTACCGAGCCCGCAGTCCCCACACCACAGCACCTGTCCCGGTGCTGGCAAACCTTACCCTGCCGGTAATCGCACCAGCATTCCATGACTTCGGCATGACTGCAAGGAACTGAGCCGACTGCCCCGTCGTGGGGGAGAAGGCCAAGCTCCGGTAAATCATATCCCCGAGCGCTTTTAGTCCATAGGCCGGGCCGTTGGTGATCCGAGGCGTGAATGCCCCTGCCGGAATCCAGATGGTTTGCTTGCCCTGCCCGGCCGGGGTGAAGTCCTGATCCGGCATCGTCATGACACGGGTCTGGCCAGCCGTCACAGCCCCTACGTCAATCCGAGCTTTCTTCGTCGGCGCCGCTGCGTCAATCAGCAGCATATCGTCCGGGACAGTCAGCGTACCTAATACTGTCGGCGTATCCAGCGTCGGGCGGGTGAAGGTCCGGTCGGCGCGCTCAAGGGCCCATGCTGTCCCATCGGTATAGCACCAGTCGAACGACCCTGACGACACCGTTCTGGTCGCTGCGCCATTCACCAGCTCCGCGCCGAATCCATCCAGCGTCACCGTTCCGCCGATCGCCCAGATGCCGAAGTTGAACCCGTTGCCTGCCACCGACACCGCCGGGAGGTTGATCGTCAGCGCCGCCGTGCAGATGAAGATAACACAGTTCTCCGTATTCGCCGGAGTGAAATCGACCGCCTTCTCGATGGTCCGATTGAACACTCCATTGAATCCCGGAAAGGTCCCCTTCAGCACCGCCTTGATCAGGCGCAGGTGATCGTCTCCGGCCGATCGCGCATCCCCACCAGCCGGGTTGGTCTCAACCAGATCCCCGATAAAACTTCCCGATTCCAAGCCCATTTCAAGCCTCCATCTTTCTCGTGCGGTTCGCTTCCTCGCGAGCCGTGTGCAATCTGTACAGGGTATCCCACGCGGCCGTGATGTCCGCTTGGAATTCAGGTTTCAACTCACGCCGCTCAACGTGCTCAGCCAAGGCATAGCAGGTGGCCGCGATCAGCAACTTCGGTGCGTACTTCAGCCACTTGTTCTCGATGTTGGTGTCGAGGACTGTCGCCGCGCCATAGTACCGCCACGACAACAAGTAGTCCTGATCCAGCGCGTAGGGAAGCAGCACCAGATACTCACCCGAGATGGTGTACGCCTCAGGCCGCCCGGTCGTCGTGGTATTCTTGGTCGCCTGATCCGAGGCCACTCGATCCAGTGGTTGCCACTCCGTCTCAGACCTGTTCCGCATCCACAGGGTTTCATCTTCGATCTCCTGTAGAAACTCTGGAGGCATACTAATCCGAGGGTCGCCATAGCCAGCCACCGCATCATTGAACTCGGTCTCAAGAAACCACGGCAACCAGTGATGGCGTTCCAGTGTGTCCGCCTGGACCAACTGCATTTCCAAGATGATCCGGGCCGTCAGGTCCGATCGGTTCCCGAGTCTTTGGGCGATCAGCCCGACTGCCGCATCGCGAAGCATAGGTCACCTGTTTTGAGTGGGAGTGGCGGGAGTCCAGACGCGCGGAGTGGCGGGAGTCTGTGCTTTCCAGACGCGCGAGACGGGGACCTGCGGCCCTTCCGGGTCGGTATCACCGGGAACCTCCGAGACGAAGCCCGCCTCATAGTAGCCCTCGTCGATATACAACGGGTCAACGTAATCAGTGAGAGCCATCATAGCCTCCGCACCAAGATCGTGGCAATCGCCGCGAGGTCCCCAAGAATTTCTTTCGCTTGGGCCAAGTTAGTCACGTTGGAATCAACCCATGCACGGGCTTGCGCCGGGGTTCTACCGGCGATTGCTCGCAGTCGAACGTCAGCCTTTGCATTTTCGGCGTCGGCCAGAAGTGCGGCATACGCCGCTTGTCGGTCTAGCTCCTCTTGCGTAGGAACATAAGGCGGCGGGGTATAGACCGACCATCCGAGTTCGGCGGGGGTGTTTGCCGTGAAACTGATCTGCGGGTGCATGGTCCGCAATTCCCGCAGGTTTTTGATTTGAGCATCTTTGATGAATTGCATGACCTATGCCTCTGGGAATGAAGTTGGCGGGGTGAAGTCTGCGGTGTACCGAGAGCTACCCTTTGTCACTCTTGCGCCACGATAACTGCCCTTGGCAAAGTAGATCGGGGTGTAAGGGACATATATAGCCCCGAGCAAGAGCCCGTGGGTTGTTGGCTCCGGGGGACTAATAGTTATTGCGGTAGTGTGTTCTTCTTTTTTTACGCCATTAACGAAATATCTAAACGTATTTCCTTCCCTTGTTATGGCAAGGTGATTTAATGTCCCAGCGGTCATTACTGTTCCAGCAGGGCACGACCCGAACGTAAAAGCCGCATATGTTGATGATTGATACCAACAGGTGCCTCCTGCCGGGTACGACTGAATATAAACCCCCGCTGCGCCAGACCCGCCAGCATCGTCCCCGATGCGAACTAACCCCGCGTAATCCGCAAAATCAGTTGGCTTCCATAGAATTTCAACGGCAAAATCACTTGTTCCTAGTGCAAAGTCTGCGTTTCCTTGCGCGGTCCCGATTGCCACGCGAGCGTAATCACCAGCACCATCCAGCGTCAGCCCGTCCGCAGTTATTGCCGCGTTTCCATAGGCCGCGATCGTGTGGCCTTTCACATCGGTGAGGTCGGTGAAGTTGGAAACGAAAATTACATCGGAGAAATAGGGGTCAGTTTCCACACCGCCACCGATCATGCCTGCTGCCATTTTCAGTGCGTTGCTCACGGCTGACCAACCTCCCCGCCATAAACCTGCGACCCGACTTTCCAGAGCAGAATCCAGGTATACCCACTGGTTGCGAGCGTTGGTGCAGTTGCAGCCCCACCGGACTTGACCCAACGAACGCCGTTGCCACTCGTTCCACCAGTACCAAAAGTTGAGCTTGTCCAAGTGATTGAGTAGGCAGAACCATCGTCAATTCCAAGGAGAACCGTCTGCCCCGCTTCAAAGTTCGTCGCCAATGGGGTTCGGCTTGCTCCGAGCGTCACGACCTGAACCGAACCATTCGCCGGGTCAATCTCGAAGGCTTCGCCATCGGTAATGGTGTAGACGGTGTCCTTCAGTTCCTTGAACGTCTGCTGCGCTGTCCAGCTTTGCGCGGTATCAACCTTCGCGGTGTCGGCATCATATGGCTGCACATCTACACCAACTACCAAGGGTTCCCCCGCCAGCATTCGACCGCCAAGCCAGCTTGTCCCGCCATCCGTGGTGTAGAAGGTAAAGGTATCTGCCCCGGACGCCTGTAAGGTAGGCTCGCCTCCGACAAAATAAATACCAGCATCCCAGCCAACGGTATGGGCTCCCCCGTTAACGACCTCCAGATTTACCCGTTCCACAATCCCGGCGGCCTTTGAGGCCTGCAAGGCGATTGTCGTATCCCCAGTCACGGTCAGTCTATGGAGGTTTTTCGTATCGGCAGCAATAACCGTAGAAACGCCGGCAGCTACCAACGTAACTACCTCAACCGCCGAGGAAACAAAGGCATACTGCGAATGCGGATTGGCCGCAGCCTCGTGGTCCAGGTGCAACTGTTCCAGATACGTCAGGTTGTCGTCCCCCTCCTGATGTGTCAAGGGAACGGTTTTACTGGAACGCAGTACAAGTGCCATGATTAGTCCTTCTGAAAGGTACCCACTACGTCGTGAGTATATTCGTAAATTCCCAAATGTCCAATTCTCTTCGACATATCGTGGTCAATCCAGATCGGGAAACCAGCTTTGTCCGCCGCATCACAGAACGTCCAGTCCTCACCTTGGTAGGTGTTGGCGTGCGGGAGGAAAGGCATCCCCCAAGCATCAAGCGGAATCTTGTCAAAGATCTGCATGTTCAGGAGCATCACCCCAGTACCCACGCGCCAGACGCGCTCCAGCCCTTTGGAGTCGGGGTCGGTGTAGACTGGAAGCCCGGCCGGGTCGTCGCACTTTGCGCGAGCCGTCGGACTGGCCGGGATGCTCTTCGTGACGCAGTTCGCCGCCAAAATCATTTTTCCGTGCGGAATCCACTTGTGGAGGAGCTCCGGCGGGAAGGTATGATCTGTGTCCAAGAACAGCAAATGGGTTGCCTTGGCTGCCTTTGCCGCCTTGACGATATCCAGTCGGTTCTTCGGAAGAATACTCGAGCGAACATTAACTACGCTGACCGTGGTCGAGCGGTAGCCGGGTACTGATGTCTGCGCACACCGCGACACCAGATTGATCAGGGAGGTCGCAAATTTTGCCTCCCACAGATGCCCCGAGGGGACGCCAATCACAACTCGCAAATCATTGGACACTTAGTTTCTCCGGTTACAGTTGTCGAATCCGACGCCAGGCTGTTCCGTCCCAACGCCGAAGTTTTCTCGGCACAAAGCCAAGCCCATCATAAGCCTGCACAGATGCAAGCTCCCACGTTCCGCTGTACCGCTTCAACGAGCCGTAGTACAGGATGTCTACCCCTACGGATGCCCCAGTTAAGGTAATCTGCGCCGGGGTAACAGTCAACCGCTTGGCCTCCCTCAGGGTAATCGTCGAGCCGGTGAAGACAAGCTGCCCCGGGGTGACGGGAAGCTTCAGACCCTCCCTCAACGTAACTACCTGCCCATTAAAGGCGATCGTACTGGCGCTGACCGGCAGGACTAGATTCTCAATCCCGGCACCCTCGGTCAGGGTGATTGCCTGCCCCGTTAGAGTGATAGTCTGCGGCGTAACAACGAGGCGCTTGCTCTCCCGCAATGTCACCGCTTGCCCGGTCAGTGTAACAGTCTGCGGGATTACGGGGAGCTTAACCCCCTCCCGCAATGTTACGTCCTGCCCCGTCAGCGTAATCGTCTGCGGGGTGACTACCAGCTGTTCCGCCGTCCGCAGGGTGACAGATTGCCCAGTGAGGGTAATCGTCTGCGGCGTGACCCCTAAAGTTACCGACCCCTGATCAACGGGTTTAAGGGGAAGTACTGCGGGAGCGAGCGAATTCCCTGCAGGACGCAGAACCGCAGTTACACCACGGAGCTGCGTCCCACTCAGATAGTACCAAGCTGGGCGGCGGAAGGCCACGCTCTACTCCCCGACGACCCGAACGAGGCCGCTGTAGGTCGTTGCGGTGGTGGCAGGCTTCGGTAGTTCGATGAAGTCCAGACAGGCCGAATCCTCGATGTGCGTCAGGTTCAGGGCTGTGTAAAGGCCGTCATCCACGCAAGCGAGCAGGGCGACAGGACAGGACATGATGGCGATAGGATGCCCGATCACCCAGTCGATCGCACCCGAGGCAACCGCCGCGCTCGCGCTCATGTTCGTCAGCGCCTTGATGCCAACATCACCCGCAGCGAGCGGGGCGAACCAGCTGGCCGCGCCAACCACAATGTCGATCTGCGCGCCGGCACAGGCCGAGACGCCGGTCAGCACCGGCATGTTGCTCGCCGCGTTGCCTTGGTCGAGATAGGTCATCCCGACCCCAGCGCCGCCGCCTGCATCCCAGTTGTGGCCAGTTGCTGCAAGCGCCACCGTCGGCGAGCTGTTAACCGGGAAGGCAAAGTTCCCGCCGATGTAGGCGTCGTTGCCTGCCGTCGTGTTCTGGTAACGAGTCGGCACGCCCGTGACTGCGATTTCAGCGCCTGTCGTCAGGGCGTTACCGGCTGCCACGGCAAAGATCCTGTCGTACATCAGCAGCGAGTTGTTGATAACACTCGCACTGACCGTCGAGTTGAGGTAGTGCATCGTCCCGGCGGCGCCGAGGTTCTGCAGCGGGAGTGCGCCAGTCGTGGCCGAGGTCGGAACCGTGCCGCCGGGAGCAGCCGCAGCTGCAGCCCCTGCCGCCGGGAAACCAGCCTTCGTCCAGAGGCTCATCGAACCCCCGATGGCCGTCGGGGCCGTGCCGGTCTTGCTCCAGATGATCTGCTGCCCCTTACCGCCGGTGTAGGCAGCCACCACGGCATCGACCGAGGCGAACGCCCCCACAGATGCGTGTGTCAGCTTACCTGCCCGGAAGAACTCCAGCAACGTATGCAGCGCCTTCTCGTGCTTCAGCTTCTTCTCGGCGTACCGCTGAATCTTCTTCAGCATCGTAGCCGCGCCATCCTCCGCCGTGAAGAAACTGCCGACCTTGATTTCCCCGGCGAAGTCTCCGCCCGGCATCGCGTAGACCGCTCCCGGCACGCCGTGAATCGCCACGGGCCAGTAGAAGTCCTTCATCGACGCGCTGATCTCCGCGACCTTTTCCTTGCCGAGCCAACGCTCCAACTTATCGGAGTGCGTGGACCGGCCTCGACTCATTCTGTGCATGGTGCATTGCTCCACTGGTCAGGATTTTCGGGGGTGCTGTAGGTACCGTCGCCATTCGGTACTGCGGTCGGGAAGCCAATACCCGGCTTGTTAAATCCCAGCACATTGCCGCAGGTGACGCAGGTAAAGACCGCATCCGTCGCGGTCTCGCCTGTCTGTTGATAGGTATGCGTCACGAGATCACCTTCTGGAACAGACCGGAGGCCCCGACGTCGATCGTCAGGGTCTCCGTATCGGCCAGATCAACGGCACTGCCGTAGTCGAGGAAGCCGACAAGGGCATCCGCCGGGCTGGTGGCCGAGTCGTTGTACAGGATAATGTAGCGGAAGGTGGCGATCGCCCCACCAGTCGCCGTGATCACCTCGTCAGTACAGGTCACCGTCACCGTCGCGCCAGACTGAGACACGGCAACACCGTCAGCCGCGTAGCCCCCGCCGGCACCTCCAGTATACCCGCCACCGTTGGCGATCTGGGTGATATCGGCCAACACCGTATTCGTGGCCGCGTTGGGAGCCACGTTCGACAGCGCCCACTTGAACGAGTGCGTCCCGAACTGGTGGATGCCCTTGGCTTCCTGTTCGCTGAAATCCTGGAAAAGCGTGAATGTTGCCATGACTACTCCTTAGTTCGTATCAATCCAAAGGTCGCCGACTGCGGGTGCTGCCGGGGTTGAGGTTCCAACTGTGATTTTCGCCACACCGCTGCCTTCGATCTTCTCGGTGTTGAGTTCCAACAAGGCAGCCTGTACGTCCGTCGCCGCGAGGTTGGCACTGCTAGACACGGTGATGGCGCTGGCCGGGTGGGCTTCTGCGTCGAGCCGATTGGACAGCGCCCGATGGTCAGTGACCCCACCACCACCTGTCACCGCCAACAGCAGGTTCACCATGTCCAGATGCAGGAAATGCGTCGTGCCATTACCAGTGATTGGGTGGTAGAAACGCACAGTGACGCTGCCATCGGTGGCGATATAACTCGGCCCGTTGTCAACCTGAATAATGACGTCGGTCAGACCGTTCTGGCTGTTGAAGCTGGTCAGGGTGGTGAATGTTGCTGCGTCGCCGTCTTTCAGCCCGACTTCGCACAGGTGCGAACCGCCACCCTGATACCGCATGTAGGCGCGTATCTCGTTGAAGTTCTCGACGTTGCTGAACGTAAGTTGCACGTTAAAGCCCGGAACCCCCGTTACTTCTTGGATCGTCCAGGCGACCCCACCGCGCACCTGCGCATCCGCATAGGTACCCGCCGTTACCGTACCAGTAACCGCCGTTCCACCACTCGGCTGGTACGTCACAGACTTGAGCCACGACAACTTACCCGTGATGCCGCTGTAGCTCATCAGGTCACCGTCGGCGGCACTGTTGTCGGTATCGAGGCCCGCTGCTGGGATCAGCGCGCCGTCTCCGCCACTGTGGTCGTGCCCCGCCAGATCCCCAGGCAGGTTATCAAGGGCAGTCTTTTCGGCTGCCGTCAGATGGATATAGTCCCCCTCGTTCAGACCGAGCAGGTCGTTGTGTCGCTGCAACAAGGGAGCGACAAAATGACTGTAGCGCGCCGTACCACCGTGATAGAGGCTGACCGTCTTCGCCGAAGCCGAGTCCGTTACACCGAAGTAGGCCGCGATCAGTCGGTCGGTTAGATTCAGGCCGGTGAACGCTGGCTGGGTGGTTTGGTAATCATATCGCTGCCCGGCAGTCGCCGTGTCCAACTCCGGCGAGTCGATCGAGAACAGCAGGTAGTAAAGTGCCGTCAGCTCCACATTACTGGCGTTCACGAAAGCCGGGTCGGTCAGCGTAACCGTGACCACGCTGGATGAGGTATACCCGCTGATCCACGCCGTCTGCGTGGGGGTCTCAATCAAGCTGGCGGTCAGAATCGAGGCGGTTGCGTCGCCCGGCACAAAAGGAGTGCCACCTGTCACCGTAAAGGTCCGAGTGGGGCCAGTGCCAGTAAAGGTCCCCGTCATCCCGGTCTGCAAAACCCGCTTATTGATACGAGTCGTGACCTTGGAGATCCCTTGGTTCGCGCTGATATTGGCAAAGGTCGTGAAAGCCCATGAGCCGGCCGGGATGCTGGTTCGTCCGAGCGGGCTGGATACGAACCGCTCGAGAAACCCCACGCCGTCGTTCGTCCCCGAGTCCACTGCAACCGTATCCACCTCCTCCGGATAATTCGAAGGAGAAGTGGCCAGCACTTGGTTATCGGCCAGAAATGCCGTGGCGTCCAGGTAAAACGTTGTGGCCGAGCCGACGGGGATTCCCTGCGTTTCAAGGGCCGTCACCCGCCCGTCCAGCCCGTCGAACGTCAACTTCTCGTCCGCCGTCAGGTGCAGGTAATCCCCTAGGTTCAGTCCCGCTAAGTCGTTATGTGCCACAACACCTCCGTCAATCGCCATAACACGCAGGCGCAGGTACTGGATGCCATCTCGTTCGATGACCTCGGCGTCCAGCTTTTTATCCTGATCCGCCGTGTTAAAGCGAAAGAACGCATCAGTCATCGTCGCCTTCCATCAGCTCTTCGAACTGGTTCTTCTGATACCGTTCGACAGCCATTTGTTTGATCTCGATACAGCAGTCGCCTTCGGTCCCCTTTTGCTCGGGGTCATAGGGCTTCCTTTGCGTGAACGATTCCAACTTCCCAACCAACACCAGCTTCACCGTTTGGCCGGGCTTATACTTGGCAAAAGCCTTCGTCTGCTCGTCATCCAACTCCAGCCGAACCGTAGGATTACGTTTTTCGAGCGAACTGTCAACAGCTCCGATCACCGCCATTTGAATTCTCCTGAAGAAAAAATGGGACGATTTATCAAATGATAAACCGCCCCATTTGGATCAGCTCACCGCGCCGTCAGATTACGGAACGATGAAGTTGCTGATGTAACCCATCGTCTTGGCGTGCTCGACTTCCAGGCCCGCCTCGGTCAGCCACTGGCCCTTCGTGGTGTCCTCGTCGTTGCCCTGGATGTTGTCCTTGAAGGTGGTGTCACGCATGTGGCGGTACTTCAAGGCCGACGGATCGATGATCAGCATGTCGTTGGTGAAGCGCCCGTGGGTGTTGAACAGCGGGTGGGTCTTCACGTACAACGTGCCCTGCGGCAGGGTCCACGACTGCAGCTTCATGCCGTAGACGTTGACGATGCCGTTGAAGTTGATTCGGGTCGAGGTGCTGTTCTTGGCGAGCTTGTTGAGGCTGTTCAGCGCGCCATTACCAGCAAACACGATCCGCTCGTCGCCCGAGCCGTCCGAGTTGTAGTCGAACACCTTGTACACGGCATCGAGGAAGGTGCTTTCCGTCGGGGTCGTGGTGAAGGGGGTGATCATGCTCGAGGCATACTGCGACAGGAACCAGAGCAGGCCGCCGGTGTAGCGCAGGGGCTTGCCGTTGGAGCCGGTCGTCTCGTGACGCTTGCCGAACAGGAAGGCCATTTCCAGGGCCACCGAGTGATCGAACATCTTGCGCTTCTTGTCGTTCTTGATCGGATCGCCGGTACGGGTCTTGGTCTGCTTGGCCGTGTTGGTGATCTCGTAGACCGTCTTGAAGATCTGCGTCAGGTTGTACAGCTTGGTCGGGTTGCGGGTCGAAGCGCTGGGGGCGCCGGTACCTTCCCCGAACACGTTGCCGATCTTCGTGAGCTTGGTCGCGTTGGCCAGCGGCGCGCCGGTGGTGTTGGCTTGAGCGCGCTTGACGACGATGGTAGTGGCGTCGGTAACCGAACTCACCACGACGATTTCGTTGTCGAAGGTGGTCAGCAGGGCCTTCTCCACCATCAGCACGTCACCGGCCACGCAGTCTTCCGCCGAAGTTACGTTCGAGGTGACGACGATGGTGTTGTCGGTGGTGCTGTAGCCGGTGTTGTAGTTCACCGTCAGACGAAGGGCGTTGAGCTCTTCCTCGTACCAGGCGAATTCCGGATCGTCGGTCTTTTCGGACTTCATCTTCGACAGCAGGGCCGTGAGGGGAGCCTGGCCGGACGGATTCCGCCACAGGATCATCTCACGGAAGTTCTTGGGCCGTTCATCGGTCGCCCAATCACCAGTACCACGAAGGCCAGCGATAGCCATGATTTGCTACTCCTTGTCAATCTTCTTTCAGAAAGTCCAAGGCAAGCTGTTCGAAGGGGTTTTGCGGAGCCCCAGACGGCACACCCTGCCCACCGCCCCCTCTTACCGGGACGAAGGGGGCTGCCGCCGGAGCCGGCGCACTACCCATCGAAGCGGGAGGCGAGCCTGCCGGGGTTTGTCCCGGAGCTTGTAGGCCATACGCCGCCCGTACCAGATTGCCAATGGCACGAGACGCCTCCTCGGGGGAAGCGTTCTTGTTTACTGCACGATAAGTCTGCCCGAACTGAAAGATGGCCTGTTCGTACTGCGGATCGGCCAAGTCAGGATTCACGGTCGTGAACAGATTTTTCGCCTTCTGTTCCGAGTCGTTAACCTGCTGGTACGAATGCAGCATGGACGGGAGCATTCTCTGGACAGCGGTCATCGCGCTTTCCATCACACGCAAGTGAAGCTCAGCGGCGATCCTCGGCAGGACCACCTCCGGCTCGGTCAGCATGGCAGTCGCGTCGTCGTCGGAGAGCTTGTACTCCCCCGTCAACGCCGTCAGCTGATCCGTGCGCCACTTGTTGTAATCGAAAGGTGCGGCCGAAGCGGCGGGCGCCTCGGGCGACGTGGGAGCCCCTTGCGGAGGAGTCTGTGCGACAGGGGATGCCGGTGCAGGCTGAGGAGCGACGGGAGCCGCTGCCACTGCGGGGGTTGTCGGGGCCGCAGGCGAGGGAGTCGCCGCAGGCGCCGTGGGTGCAACCTGTGTGGGGGCCGCAGCAGCCGGGGCCGGAGAGTCCTCGGCCGCCTTCTGCGTTTCCACCACCTCGAGATCACCCTCGACCTCACCAGCATCCCCCTGCACAAACTCATCCGCAAGGGAATCCCATTGAACCGGGGAGTCCGTCGAGTCCCCAGCAGTGTCAGCCCCAGCGGCGTCAGAGGCAGTCGCCTCCGAGGTCGTCGGGTCCAGGCTTACATCATTCGTTTCCAGCGTCATTTTGATTCTCCGGGTTAAGGTCTTCGATTTCCATATTCAACTCAGCCAGCAATCCCTCGACGGTCCGGGAGACACTCACCAACCCGGCCAACTTCCCTTTCTGGAATTCCTGCTGATAAATCCTGTCGGCCGACACCAGCGGGGTAAACACCACCTCCGATTGCAAGAGGTCAGCCTGCTCTTGCAACACGCGAATCACGGTAGCCCATGCCGGGTGCTCTAGCAAGTCCTCGATTTGATGGCGTTGCTCGATTAAGTCCCGGTACTTGTCCTCTGTTTGCTCAGTCATCCTGTCGCTCCCATGCCGGGAATCTGCCCCGGCTCATTCGGATTCGTCCGCAACGGAACAGCGTTGCCCTGTTGAACCGCGCCAGCCATTGAGCCGTCCGGCACGACTTGAATCTTGAACTGCGAGATGTTCTTGATGCCGCCGAGCTGCGCCACGAAGCCGAAGATCTTCGCAATGTCATACTGCATCATGACGTTAGGTACTTTGGAGATCGTCCCCAACAGCTGGTTCCACATATTCACCTGCGCGAAGCGATCGACCGGCAGCGTGCCATCCACCGGCACAAAGTCATAGACCCCTTCGATCGTGGCAGCCGAGATGTCCATGTAGCGGCCCGTGAACTCAGCCTGATTCCCGACAATCCGGTATTTCTGCGGCGGCGGCATCAGTTGCTGCGTCGTCATCAGCATCTTGGTGGCCAGCGGGCTGAAGCCCTGCGCACTAAACCATTCGCAGGAAGTCTTGAGGCGGTTCGCACTGAACGAGGTGCTGTTCCGGACCTCGGTGGCGGTCTTGCGGCCGCCAGTGTTGACCATCCCCATGACGTTGTCAGACACGCCAAGCACCCGCTGCCCCAGCATCCCGACGTTGTCCACGTCAGCCAGATTCGATCGGGTAATGTCCTGGACCTGAAGCTGCGAGTAGGTCGTGCGGACGTCCTGGCCGTATGCGGCTGGCTTCAAACGGATCAGTTTACCCGGCTCCGGGCTCTCCATGTCCTTCAAGTTCAGCCGCGAGGGGTCGACGACCAGCTGGTTGTTCAGCACGGACCTGACGTTCCACATATGCGAGTTGAAAAGCCACTCGATCGTGCTGTTCATCGGCTCCATGATCTCGAGCTGGCCGCGCGGGAACAGGTTGTACCCGTCCGACTCGTAGACGAGCACGTCGAAGGGGAATTTCCCGTGCGAAAGGCCCATCGGCTGCGCCGAGAGGATCACCTTGCGGTTCGCAATCACGAAGGCCCACTTCTCCAGCCGGTCCGAAGTGCCCAACCCCCAGTCCCTCGGCACCAGCTCCCAGTAGAGGGTGTAGAGATCAACTGTCGCCGGGGTGTCCTTCGACAGGGTAGACATCGAAAACTCGTCCGTACCGGCCAAAGTCACCGCAACGGACCCGAGGTCCCTGATATCCCAGCTGCCCGACTCTTTCGCCTTCTTCAGGATATCGACGTTGAAGTACCGGCCGGACTGAACGCCTTGCTGAATCTTGTTCCAGCCCACCTTGTCGTACTCGATGCAGTACTCGCCTTCCTGGAAGCGCCAGAGTGGGACGCGCGGGTCGTGATAGAAGTCCTGTGGCCGCACATTGTACAGTCGATGCCCCTCATACAGGACCTTCTCGGTGGTCTGCATGACGCGCTCTGTTGACCCAGGGATCGGGATGCCCAAAAAGCTCTTCGGCTGGTCCACAAGCCGGCTCATCTGCACAGCTTCCTTGTCCCAGTAGCTCCCCAGCACGCCCACACCATACTTGCCGACGTCAAGCAGCCAGACGAACAGCGGCGGGAGGTTCCGGCCCCCGTTCACTTGATAGTCCAGCATACTTTCGACGCCCATCTCAGCGCTCTGCGCCTCGCCGTGCCGGCCGCGCATCTGGAAGATGGGGTCCCTGCCCAAGAACACCGAGGTGTAGTACGTGTGGCTCGTCAGGAGCATCGCGTAGCTATACGGGATCTTGATGGTCGTGTACTGAGGTGTCCCAGAATCCCGCCGCGACTTCCGCATGGAGTCCGCCTCCTGCGCCGGCATGTAGGCCATGAAGGTATCTTCGGCCCTTTTCCACGCATCCTCCCGATCCTTCTGGTGCGCCTCCTTCGAGAGCTTCAGGCGGTTGTCGAACTGCTCAATCAGCCGGGTATGCAGCCGGGACTGAAACGGGATTTCCTTAACAGCACTCATGGTGCACTCCTGAATTCAAGTTGTGGGAGCGCATCGTCTTCGACTTCATACGCCTCCCCTTCGATCCAATCGCCGACCGAGGATTTCTTCGCCCAGTCGATCCCCATAGCTACCGCATCCAGCACGTCGTCGTGCATCTCCACTTTCGGGGAGTATTCCACGTACTGCTGAATGAACTTCGCGTGTTCTGCCTTGCACAGCAATCGCCCGTAGCCTGCGGCCCCGCCGATCGCCTGAACAATCCGGTCCGACTTCTTCCGCTTGTCCTGAATCTGATACACCGGCAGGTACACGCGTTTCGTGCGCATCTCCTGTTCGAGGTACCAAGCAAGAACGCGCTGGTAGGAAATCGACTCAACCACCACGCCAACTGGGCGGTAGCGGCGGATATATTCAAAGACGGTCTTCGACACCATCTCGGGGTTCTGGCCAATCTCAGCCGTGTATTCCACAAGGTATACGTCTTCCCTGCGAAAGGCAAGGACTGCCACTACGTTATCGTCGGCGGTCTTACTTTCGGAGCTGGCCGGGTCGATGCAGATCAGATAAACGCACTTGTCAGGAAGCACGTCCCAATACCTCAGGTTCTCCTCCCGGAAGGACATCAGCTCTTCCGCAATGATCTTGCACTCTTTCTCCCGGAGCCAAATCGCCAGCCGCCCGGTGCGCACGTACTCCTCTTTCGCCTTGAGCACCTCGCGCGTGGGGTAGCGGTCCGGCCAGCGGCTCTCCCCCTTGTCATCCAGGATGCCGAAGCGAAGTCCCTTCCACGCCGGGTCGTCGACCACAGTCTCGATAAGGTCGAACTTATTCTTCGGGGTATCGAGGACGACGATCTTCGCCTCGGGGCATTCCGACGCAGGGGCCAGCGAGTTGATCAGCGCTCCGAAGAACAGTCCTTGCTCCTTCCGGCGCTGGTCGACACTTCCGGAGGCCTCATCTGTTGAGGTGTCGTCGCAGACGATGAGGTCGGGCCGGTGGTCGTCAATGTTGAAACCCCGTAGCTGCCCGCTAATACCCAAAGCAAGAAAAGTAATAGGGGTATCAAGCGCATCATGCCAAATTTCCACGTGATCGTCTGTCCACTTCGCGCCCTTGCGGAGGCGGAAGGTCTGTGCCCAAAGGCGGTTGTGCTCCACCTGTCGTTTGATCCACCGGAGGGTCAGGATCGAGTGGCCCTGACTGGCGGACACGATGAGGCCGGTGCGGCTAATCCCATACGCGATGCGCTGCGAGAGGAAAGTTCTGAGGAGGGTTGTCTTCGCCCCGTCGCGGAAGACCTCCACGGCCACCTGACGCGCGGCCGGGTCATAAAGGGCCTTCCCGATCTCCGAATGGAACTGGGGGCTCGCCTGTCGAAAGGTCTTCGGAAAAAAGAGCCGGCCATACGGGACCAGCCCGGTCGCCCCTATCCGCACGGCCTCCGAGGGGGAGACGGCGACCAAGTCCTTTTTATTCACGGCTTCCATGCTACTACCTCCCAGGTCTGTCGAGCTGCTATGGCCGCCTCCAGCGAGGGCCCGCGATACAGGGTTACGCTTTTGTCGGTATAGGCTCTCCAACCAGACCCATAACGAGCTACCCCAGATACCCCCCCACTATTATCGCAACGCTGCTTCATAGACTTCCAACTCGCATAAGCGTATAACTCATCTTTTGTCATATCAGGGTTTCCAGATGTGCACCTTAAAGAAATTGGAGTCGATGTGCACCTCGTTAGCGAGGATCATCTT